TGACTAATTTTCCAGCAAATCCAGATGATCTATATACTTCACTGCAGCGTATCTACGTTGACAATTCAACTGGAGTTCCAGGAAGATTTCATCTAGACTTTGGAACAATTCATCCTGACACTCTAGGAAATTTTCTGTTTACTGATATCAAGCACAATTTTAAACTGGGTCAGTTTGTTGAAAACGTAACTGGAGGCGGAGCTACTTATCCAAATACAAATACTTATATCTATACCTCAAAACTAAATTCTAGCATCTCTGATCTAGCTCCTTTGTCTGATATAGATTTCAATAGCGTATTTGAATTAAAGACTGCTAAGTACAATAATGAGGCACCTTTTCCAACCCCACCATTTAAAGGAAATCTAGTCACTAGAATTGGATCTAGAGAAGCACTAGGAGAATTTGCAAGTCATGTCGTTGCAGATGGTGTAAGTTTTACTCTTCAAAGTTATGTTTCAAATCTTGGAATTGCCTATAATTATTCAAGTGCAAATACCATTTTAAACGGTGGTAATTTCTTCATGCTTGATGGTAACGCCAGCATGTCGGGTCTTCTTTTAAATCTTAGAACCTACATCAACCAGGATACTGATATCTTTGCTGTGTTAAATGTAGGAGACAGATCTGCTTCGGACGCTACGATTAACATAGGAGCAAACCGAACAGCTGATGGCGCTGCACAGTTAGACCTGATTGGAGACACTTCAAACACTAATTATGGAGCGAGACTTAGACGAAATAGTGGAGTAAATGGTATAACTGAATTGCTTCATCTTGGAACTGGAGCCCTTGAATTAAATACTGTCAATTCAGCAGACATTAATTTAAAAATTGGTGGAACTTCAAGAGCTACCGTAAATTCTTTAGGAATAGATATTAATGGAAACGTCAGACTCTCTAATACTTCGTCTAACAATACAGTTCTTCCAAATGGAGTCAGATTTTATTCAACTGATAATTCTAATTGGAGTTCTATCAATCCATATCAAGGGGCTTCTAATTCCTTAATTGGAATTCAATTCTCGACTTCGAATGGATCTGGACCGGTTGATCGCGTAAGAATTCTTCCGGACGGAAAGGTTGGAATTGGAACCGGGGCTCCGACTGCACTTCTTCAAATAACACAAGGAGGAGGATCAGTTAGAATGGGTGATATAAATGGAAGTGGAAACCCTGTTGTTGAATTACAAGACGGGGCCGGAACCGTAGTACAATTAGAGGCATCTGGTAATAATTTATTATTCAACGCTGGAGGTTTAGAGAGAATGAGATTAACTTCAGCTGGAAATTTTGGAATAGGCCTTGCTCCTACTTATAAATTAGACGTGAATGGACAGGGAAGATTTGGACCGGGGGTAGTCTCTGGAGTTCCGTCTTCTCGTCGCCCTGGAGTAATGTTAAGCGGTGGCCAGCCGAGCGCTACAGGTGGAGGAGATCACAACGGTCTCCTAATGCAGTCTGATACTATTACTCTTGCCGCTGTTGTTAATAACTCGATCGCAATGAATTTTAGAGTTGATTCAACAGGTGCAACTGATTCATTCAATCAAAGTCTTAATCAATTCAGATTAGCTAACGGATCGGTGTCCGCTCCTGGGATAGTATTTTCAACCAGCCCAGCTACTGGATTCTATCGACCAGGCACTAATCAAATCGGTGTATCGATCAACGGCCTTGCTAAAATCGTAATTAGAGACCTTTATACTGTATATGGCGACAATGCAACATCAGGTAACGGATTAATTAGGCATGCTGTATCTACTTCTTCTACTCCCGTTTATACATTTTGGGGAAATGACACCTCAGGCTTATACACTGACACTTCAACAGGTGACATCGGATTAAGTAGAGCGGGCTCTCCTAAACTAATATTAGATGCGGCTAACAATCATAGTCAAACATTTTCTTTTCCTTATGCCGAACCTGTGTTAACATCCACCAATTTATTTAGAAGTGGAAATGTTGAAGCCTCTGGAATATCTTTAGGAACGACTACTTATGATATCGGTATGGTATGGTCTAGGGTTGGAAGAACGGTAAGTGTTCACTTTACTATTAATTTGGCAGTAACAGTTAACCTTGGTTCTGCGACTTATGAATTTGATCTTCCTCTTGTTCCTCGAGCTGGACGCATTGTCGGGTTCGGTACTGCAATTACATCGGGCCTTGTCATTGGACATGGAAAGATAGTGCAAGGTACGACTACTAATAAATGGAGAATTAATAGCATTGACAATGGACCTACTCTAAACGGACTACAGCTTCATGGCTCATTTAGCTATGTTGTTTAAATCCAAGACCTCATCGTAAAAGGAAGAACTCCTTCAGTTTCTAGAATTTCTAATAGTTCATTTAAGATATTAGGTTCAAATTTTGAATCTTTATAGATTGCTCTATTGAATATTATAGAATTAAGAAGACTGATCGCTAATCCTGCTTGATCTATATCATTTTTATAAACCGCAAAACAAACATTTTGGTTAGGAACCAGTTCTTTCAAGTCCTTATCGCCTATTCCCTTTATTTTTTCGCTTAAGGTGCTTCTTTTAGAGTCTTCAAACTGAACAGTTCTAATAAAATCAACTGAGTGTCCAAATTTCAATCGACGATCAAATTTAATCTTCCAAATAGAATAATCGGGCGACTTAACCTTGCTTAAAACTAAAAATATTTCTTTTTCTAAATGAATTTCAGGATTCACAAAATACATTTTAGTATCTTCAGTTGTATCTAAAATCTGATCTAGATAGTCAATCAACAGGTTGATGAGTAGGAAGTTAGCATTTTTAAATATTTCAACTACATTTTCTGGAAGTTGATAAAGATGTTTTAGGCTCTCCTTGATCTCCTTTAGTTTAGGATCGTTTAAGCGCATTTTCATGTTGAATTCGAAAATGCTACCTTCGATCGCTAAGTTATTAAGATTTAGACAGTGAAAGTAGATTTCATAAAAGCTGGAGAGGTCCCCTGCTTCTAGCTTTTCTCTGTATTTTTTATTTGCGGCTAAAAGTACATAGTTATAGTACTCAGGATCCAATCCGGATCTGCCTTTAGTAATCCACAGCGGGTCTAAAACATGTTCGCTATTCATCTAGTTAGATTCTTTTTATTATTTATTTTACTGCTTTTAAGTCAATCAGTTTATAAATTTTTAAATAAATAATAAAAACTTATCCGGTTAATGTCAAAGATCACCCTAAAACTGCTAATTGATTCAGAGAAAAACTCTCTAACCTTTAGTAAGAACTACCGAATATTCTCTACTAAGGAGCCAGTTTCTGGCATAACAGGGTTTACGGATCTGGTTGAGGACTTGACCTTTGCTAGCCCTGCCGCTCTCAATCTTTCATTTTTAAACCGATCCTTTAGATATTCTAGAAATCTGACCGACTGGTCTCTTTGGTTCCCAGTTGAGCCTGGCAACCTGGCTGACGCTGACGATATCATATTTGACGAAGGTAGTGGATTCTATTTTGAGATGAAATATGAATACGATGATGGGACCAATTCTGAATTGGCATCCATCATCTCAGTCAATGAAATTAAACTTAGATTTTCTCAGGTTTCTACGGTTCCAAATACCATTTCACCAGTGACTATATGTTCGGATGAGAAATGTAGCACTATTGTCGCTAAAGGGGATCCTACCTTTAAACCCTACAATGTAGATAGTGCAGTTGGAATCTACAAAGAACTTACTCTATATGCTAATAAGATGTTTGGACACGACGTTGTTTATTTTAGAACAGTTCCGGAATCTGACAGCGGCGATTTCATATTTAAAGAATGGACTCTATTTAAAAATGTGGATCGAAAATGTCTAAAGATCCTGGTACCAAAGAACACGTTTCCAAGCAATGCTCCTAAATTTACTGATTTTGGATTGGATTTTGAAACTCCATTTGAGGTACATGTCGATGGTCAGTATTTTCAATCAATATTTGGTAAAGGATCTCATCCTAGGTATCGAGATTTTCTCTACTTTCCACTGATAAACCGAATGTATGAAGTGCAAGGAAGCTATCTTCATCGAGGATTTATGATGGAACCTGCATACTGGAAAGTATCACTTAAAAAGTACAATCCAAATATTGATATGTTATTGACAGATGATTCTAGAAATTTTTTAGACAATGTGATAAATTCTACTGAAGAACTTTTTGGAGAGGCAGTGAAATCTGATATTAAAGATGGGACTCTTCCTCAGCAATATAGTACCATTAGCCGCAGATTCGACTCAGCTAGAGGTGCAATTCATCCTGATTTGATAATTAGACCTTTAAAATACAGCTTTAACTATGCTTCCTTGATCGAAAACTATTACGATCTAGGTATGATTTCATCAGTTGAATCAGAATTTCAAATAACCGGCGACTTGCCTCCTAATAAGTTCAGTGTGAATCTTGAAAATCTGGCAAGTTTAAATGAAGGCGACCATAGCGAATACGCGACAATTTTAGCCTATCAAGAGAGCCCTCTATTTAAATCATGGCTTAATAATGGATTAGTAACGTCTGACAAAAATATCAAGGATGCCTCTTCTAGATTTGTTAGACTAAGGGCGCCGATCGATTCAATTCCTAATCACGTGGGTGATTCCGAACCTGGCAGATATATAAGAATTGAAGCTTATACGGATCTATCATTTAGGAAGCAGAGAGGGATTCTAACGTCAACTGTTGATGGTAAACAACTGGTAAAATTTAAAATCAGAGAGGCTGCAGTAATTTATAAAGCGGCCCCTGTGTTTAATCAGACTGATGTCTGCAATCTCTCCTTCACTTCTCTTTTTAATGTATCAGAAACTGGAGACGCAATTCAATTCCTAAACGGATATAATAATGAATTACAGCAGGGAATCAGAATATCTGGACAATTTGTCAAATATTTTGGAAATGTGCCAGAAGGGGATCTTAATATCTCAATCGACCTAAACGGAATTCAGAAAAATTACACGATAACCAATTTTAAATCAGGAGAATGGCATGCAGTTATCATCTCGATTTCAAATGAATTTAAACAGTGTGGAGTCTATCTCTATTCAATCAAAGAGGATCCAGCTGATATTATGAATCATAATGACTTTATCCGAATTTTTACAAGTTCGTCTTCGATCCCAGTTTCTGAATTCAACTTAACCGATGATAAATATTATATACCGTCATCTAATGTTTGGTTAGCTAATGTTCGACTCTTTAATTCAATGATCAAAGAGGAAGAACATGAATTTATACTGAGTCAACAATATATTAAAGATGAGTCTAAATTAATCATCATCGATAATTGTAAACCTCAATTAAACCTACCTTATATAGCAGTAAACAGATAATAATATGAAAAGTTCAAAACATGAAAATATAGTAAATAAAAATACTCAAGACATATTTTTAAGAAATGCAATCCTGGCTCTTTTAAATCTAATGAATCGAGAGATCATAATCGACCTGATTCGAGGTGGAGAAGTTGAAAAGCACGAGATACCTTTTTTCTATAATCAAGGAGGAAATCAAGGATTCATGCAAGACTTTTTCGTAGACCTACCTGATGACTGTAAATATCCTGAATTTGCAGAAGGTAATTATGATATTATTCCTCGAGGAATAATCACATTGACTAGCTTTCAAATCAAATCAGGAGACATCACTAACCAGTTTGTAAGAGGAACTTTTACCCAAGAGGAACGGGACGAGAATAACGAAAAGAGAATGAAAGCCTACTCTTCTATGCTCTACAGTCTTCCTCTAGATCTAAGTTTTGATCTTAAAATAAAGGTTGACAACTTAAACAAGACTTTTAAGATCATGGAAAAAATTATGGATTTCTACTACAAAAATAAAGTAGTATATTTTCAATACAGAGGAGTCCGAATTCCAGCACAGATTAAATTTCCAGAGAGCATAACACAGGACAAGAAATACACCTTTAACTATAACGATAATACTGACGTAACCATATCGTTTCAATTAAGCATGGAAACCTATTATCCTTCATTTAACGAAGAAACTACTCGATTTAAAGGAAACACTATACAACAGTTTGGGGTCAAACAAAAAGGAGAAGGAAGCGGCACTACTATTCGAAACTATTGGTTAGATCGAGACGGTAAAGCTGAACCTGGATTAAACTTGGAATAAAATAATAAATTAAAATGTTAACCCGAATTAAAAGTTATTCACAGTTCATCAATGAATCTCAATCAGTAGAAGTATCAGAGAGTCTAAATTTTCATATCAGTAATTCTCTTTCAATTGCCGAATCTGTGTATCGACCGTTTAGTAAATCTCATCTTGATCTATTGAAGGAAGCTAGAGAATTATTTGAATCTAAGAGGCTAAAATTATCAGGCTTAGACAACATTCTCTTTTCAACTACTGATATTGGAAAATTTGCGATGTGGGAAGGCAATGAAGTTCCGCTTGACGTTGTGTTTGAATTAGATCAGTTAAATGAGGCCGAGTATGAAGGCAGAAAGGTTGAATTGGGCAAACCGATGAGAGGTGGATCTAAAAAGTATGTGGTTTACGTGATGAATCCATCGACTAAGCGGGTAAAAAAGATTCAGTTCGGCGACCCGGGATTAAGCGCAAAAGTCTCTAATCCTAAAGCCAGAAAATCCTTTGCTGCTCGACACCAATGTCATAAAAAGAAGGATAGGCTCATGGCAGGTTATTGGGCATGCCGAATTAACAGATATGCCCACCTATGGGGAGGAAAAACTTATCCAGGATACTGGTAAAATGAAAGATATGTTGCCTTTTATAGAACGTAAAATAGAAGAAGAAGAAGAAGTCTTCATTCGAGAATTTAGTCAGTCTACAGATTCAGAAGAATTTGCTTGGCATCGAGACCAAGAAGACCGAGTGATCTCTTCAGTTTTAGAATCGGACTGGATGTTTCAATTAGAGGATTGCACTCCAACTCGGATTAATGGATCTATTCGGGTTCAAGCTGGAACCTGGCATCGATTAATAAAAGGATCAGGGGACTTGACCCTAAAAATAATTAAAAAATAATGGATAAAGACAGAGAAGAATTTGAATCATTTGCGGATAGCCGAGAAGAAGGTGCTGCAAAAATAGTCAAATCAGCAAAGGAAAAAGGAGGCCTTGCTCTATTGACTTGGCACCACTTCAAAGTTAAACTTTCTTATTATAAGAAGGCGGCAGCTGGTAAATTTGATCTAGAAGAAGCCAAGAAGGAGTATAAAGATCTTTTAGAAAAGCTGTACCTTGCTACTAAAGGGGACATGGATATTGAACAGGTAGCCTTTCAAGAATTGGTCGGAAAGATAGAAGTTGTAGGAGAGTTAATAATAAAGGAAGAAACTTTAAAGTTAACTGAATCTAAGGTTCTATCCTATTCTCAATTTATTAATGAAAAGGAAAAGATAAATCCGGGGTATCTGACTAAGGATGCAGCTGCGATGAAGGATGAAATTAGAAAGCATGCTAAGAAGGAGGACGACGATCCGAGTGCATATACAAGTCATCCCGATGGAGGATGGAAGGCTGATTATTCAAAGTCAGGCAAGAGATACGAAACCAAGCCTAGCAAATATACCAAGGCTTTTGCAAAAAAATACGGTAAAAAATGAGAAATGTTTTAAATTATGATCAGTGGTTTGAGAGTATAAACGAATCATCTGAAACCGCTCTAAAGAACAAGGCAAAGGCTAGTAAAATTCCTCTGGGCATATTGAGACAGGTTTATAGTAAAGGGATGGCAGCTTGGAAAACTGGTCACCGTCCCGGAGTCGGTCAACAACAGTGGGCGATGGCCAGGGTTAACTCATTCATAATGGGAGGTAAGACCACCAAAATGGCTGATAAATCCCTATGGGAACGAGCTAAAAAGGCTAAGAAGAAGAAAAAGTAAATAAATAATAAAAATAGAGGATTAAAATGAAAAGATTTGGCAGACTTGCTCTAAATGAATCAGAAATAGTTATAGTGGTAGCGTCAGAAGAAGAAACTGATCGAACTTATGACGAAGTCATGGATACAGTTGATGATCTGTCTACTCCAGATCAATTTGTAAACCTCTACTCTGACCGAATTAAAGGCGGATCTGCTGATCTAAAATCTCCATCCGATTTTGATCTTAAATCCTTAATCAAGGGCGCTATTGTTGAACTTGAACACACTTCAGATTTAAATATTGCGGTTGAAATTGCAATGGATCATCTAATAGAAGATCCTCAATATTATGACAAGCTAGAAGAGGTACACGAGGAAATAAAAAAAGTAGGTTCAAAATGGGCGGTTTACCCTAAAAAGCCTAAAAAAGGTAAAAAGAGAAGAACTGCTCTAGGTACTCATTCAAGTCGAGAAAAAGCTCTTAAGCAGCTAAGAGCGATCGAAATTTCAAAAGCAGGTAGATAATGATTTTAAACGCAAGAAACAACGGATTTGTTTTTCTCTTCTCGAAAGATTTTTTCGCAGACGAGATAAAAGAAAAATATAAAAAGTATTATCAAAGTCTTATTCTTCCCTATGATAATATAGAAGATTTTATGTCTTCAACTGTTCAACAATTTGAATTTCCAGGCTGGTCAATGGATACTGTTGAACAGACTCGACTATTTGGTAAGAAACAGGATTATAAAAGTTCAGTAGTTATACCCGAGCTCTTCACTCGAGAATTCACTATCACCTTTAAATTGACTGATTCTTATTTAAACTATTTCATATTCTTAGATAATGCCCTTAACTATTTAGATTTTAATAATAGAAAACAGACATTTTCCCCTATGGAACTAGTGATGCTGAATAACGAAGGATACATGGTGTCATCCGTGGTATTCAACAACCCCATATTAAAATCTCAAGATAGCCTTAAACTATCCTATAGTTCTAATACTCCAGATTTTAAGACATTTACTGCTAAGTTTAAATACTTTAACTTTGATTTAAATATCAATTTCGATTAAGAAAACCTTTTCCATTTAAATGATATAAAATATAAAAGACTAATCATGTCAGATATCGTTTTGTGCATGATCGTTAAGAACGAGAGCAGAGTAATTGAACGGTGTCTCTCTAGCACGATCGGAGTAATTGATAAATATTGTATTGTTGATACTGGATCAGATGACGGAACTCCAGAAATTATCACCGAATTTTTTAATAAGCATGGAGTCTCAGGAGAAGTCCATCACCGGGAATGGAAGAATTTCGGGTGGAACCGAACCGAATCACTAGATTTAGCTCGAAATTCAGGTTGTGACTGGATCTTAACTGTTGATGCTGACATGATACTGGTAAATGAGGGATTCAGTAAAGATCAATTGAGCATTTCTAAATCCAATTATGATATATTCCAGCAGACTCCTGGAATCAGATACTCGAACATTAGAATCATGAATTCTAAATTTAAATGGAGATCAGTTGGAGTAACTCATGAATATCTGGCGGCCGATAACTGTGATCTGCCAGGAGCTACACTTGAAACTTTATGGATTAATGATATTGGAGACGGAGGAAGCAAGGCAGATAAGTTTGAAAGGGACATTAAACTACTCACTCAAGGCTTGATAGATGAGCCTGAGAACGAAAGATACATGTTCTATTTAGCTCAATCATATAAAGACACTCAACAGTTTAAATTAGCAATCAAGTGGTATAAAGAAAGAGTAAAAGCAGGTGGATGGTATGAAGAGGTATGGTATAGTCAGTATATGATAGCATCCTGTTACTTACAATTAAATGAGATTGAAAAAGCCAGAGACTGGACCTTAATGGGTCATAAATATTATTCTAAAAGATCAGAATCTCTTTACATGATGTGCAAGAAATTCAGAGAAATCGGAGACTATAAAAAGGCATTTGAAATGTATGAGTTGGGCAGAGAAATCGCCTACCCAGAAGGGGACAAACTCTTTATCGATCATAACATTTATGTATATCGTCTATTTGAATACGAGATGACGATACTTCACTATTATCTCTATCCTAATAATAAGGAAGAAGGACTAAGGGCATGTGTTAACTATCTCTCCTTTAATCCTACTCATATTGAATCAGTCTTTAATAACATTAAATTCTATGCTCAAAGTCTTTTAAAATTAGGAGCAGTTTCTCAAACCGAGCAGGTTTTAACTGACGATGGATTTACTTCATCATCTTGGTGTAAAATAAAGATGGGTGATCTTGAGGTTACTAACGTTCGAGCGGTTAACTATCGGATAGATAGATCTAATGGCGCATATCATTACATATCAGATGGATCCCCTATAACCTGGGATTCCTCTCAATCTCGCCCGGTTGAGACCCTGAATTATCTAATAGGTGCAGGCAAAATGGAGGAGGAGTATCGGATTCCTCAGTTTCCGGCTACTATTGTTGGATTAGAAGATCTTAGAATCTATCCTGATGGAGATCTAGTAAGATTTTTAGCAACCAGTAGAACCTTGGAATCCGAAGAAAGGAATAGAATCTGTTCTGGAATTTACGACCATTTAAATCAAAAGATAATAATAGATCAGGCCTATCCTAGTCCAACTGGATCTGCTTGCGAAAAAAACTGGGTGTTCCTCAATCCAGATGAATTGATCTATAGCTGGTCACCTTTAACCGTTTATGCTAGAGAGGGTTTGGAAAAGAAGAGAGAATTTAGAACTCCTCCAATCTTTAGATTTTTTAGAGGATCTACTTCAACCATCGATCACGGAGATTTTAAAATGTGTCTAGTTCATTCAGTTCACTATGAAAATCCCAGAATATATCTTCATTACCTGGTCCTAATGCAAAAGGACGGCAAACCCGTCATGCATAGTTTCCCCTTCTCATTTGAAGGAGAAAAGATCGAATATTGTCTTTCTATAAACATATATGGAGATGAGATTGAATTCAACTATTCGACCTGGGATTCCAACTCGAAGTCAATGAGGGTTCCCCTTATCTACTTTGCCGATAAAATGATTTATTTAAAATAGTATGTATATAGTTAACCCTGGAAAAGAATTTAGAGAGATCAATTCAGATTCTTTTTTCATCAACAATCTTGAAGTTGGAAAGTGGATGTTTAGTTCTGGAATTCCAGAGTCTGGCCACATTCAATGGTGTATTCAAAATCTAGTGTCTAAAGGTAAAAACTTTGTAGATGTTGGAGCCCATGTTGGAACCTATAGTTGGTCAATCGCTCCTTATGCAAATCACACCTATTCGTTTGAATGTAATCCTGAAGTCTATAATTGCCTATGCGCAAATATTTTCTTAAAAGGATTAAGTCATCAAATAACGGCTCATAACTTTGGAATATCATCAGAGTCCTCGGTTTCAACGTATTATGTTAGATCTCAAGACGGAGGAGGAAACGGATTTACATTCCTAGGAGAAAAACGTGAAGAAGGATCTCTCGGCACCCTCAGCTTACCCCTAAAGAGGCTAGATGATTTAGACATAGAAAATATTGGCCTAATTAAAATAGACGTAGAAGGTCACGAAATACATGTTTTAAAAGGTGCTTTAGAAACTCTTAAACGGAGTGAATATCCCCCTATCCTGTTTGAAAGTTGGGATGAATGGAGAGAAACAACTGAGCACTTTATTCCAGCATCGCAGCTTAGATCTGATCTGTTTCAATATTTAGGAGAAATAGGATACTCAGTTCAAGAATTAGGA